CCCTGCTCTTACCCGGCAAGGGGTTTAGGTCTTTCTCCAGCCAGTTAAAACGGTGCCTCTTCCGCTTCTTCTGGCATTGGCGGCGGCGGCAGTGGCTTCAGGCGCTTAATCACAAACCGGTAAGCCGACGATGGCTTGTCCCACTGCCATCGCAAGACCTCGCCAAATTCGTCCAGCACGCCGTAGAGCACCTTGGCCACTGCCCCCTCCTTTCACATGGCGGTTACGCTGTCTCCGCCTCCACACCAAAGCTCATCTGCCGTTGGCAGCTTGAGGGTGGTCGAGTTGGGCGCTTGACTGCTGCGCCATGATTGAAATTTATCGTAATGAGAAAAAACGATAAACAACAATCGTAAAAAAGCCCTTAAATCACCGTTTTTCTGTGGCAAAAAACCGACAGCACTGGCAAAACGATAATTTTTAGCAGTCACTTGCTTGGCCGGGTGCTGGCCCAGTGCGATAGCGCGGCGCGCTCCAGGATTTCGAGCCGGGCGACGATGTCGCCCAGTTGTTCGGGGGGGATGCGCCGGGCGGCCATGGCCATGGGGATGGCTTCGCGCTTGATGCCGGTGCGGATGCCGTCCATGCCGGCGGTGTCCCACTGCGAGAATACGCCGATGAACACGCTAATGGCTGGCACGTTCTCCGGCAGCACCTCAATCGACGCCCAGCCAGCCGCCAGCGCCGTCCCGGCGTCGGTTAGTTTTTTGCGGACTCTTCCGGCACGGCGTCAATGACGTTGCCGCGCGGGTCCACGCCGTAGGCCAGGCTGAGGGAGGGGTAAAAGCCGGCCACCAGGCGCGGGCCTTCCGGTCCGGTGATGGCGCCGACGATAACCTCTTCGGTGCACGGCAGCGGCGTGCCCGGCTCAGATTCGAAGTCCCAGCCAGCAATCAGCTTGGCGAAAATGCGGGCATGGACAGCCAGCCCGATGGCCAGTTCTGCTTGCCCACTGTGGCCATGGGTTGCCCAGCGCGCATCGGTGATGTCCTGGTCAAAGATGGACTTGCCGTCAGCATTGACGGCAGCAGCGTGCTCGCTGGCAATCAACTCGCCAACTTCGCGCTGAGACAGCCGCTTCCAGTGCAGTTTGCCCTTGGCTTCTTGCAGCTGGCCGTTTTCATCCAGCATCTTGACGGTGACCGGGGCGATAATATCGCCCTGTTTGATGGTGATTTTCATGATGGGTGTCTCGCTATCGGGCAAAAAAAATCCCCGGCCGGCTGCGCCGGGCGGGGGTGTTCAGGGGGTTGGCGGTAGGTTAAGAAGCGCGGCGGAACGATGCGTACTTGCTCTTGCCTGCGCCCACGATTTCCGGGGCAGCCAGCATCGTGCCTTTGGTCGAAGGCTTGGCGAAGTCATCGCCAACCAGGTCGAAACCGGCCGGGCCGAACTTGATGCGGTGAATGGTGATTTTCTGCGGGTCGCCATCCACCGTGTCGGCCTTGTTCAGGCCAACGATGAACAAGCGGTATTCTTTGTTGGCGGCGGTCAGGGTTTCGATGTCGTACTGCTCTTTGCGGGCGTAGGTGACCTTGATTTCGTCGCCAGACAAGATAGCCCCGCCAGCCAGTGGCTGGATACCCAGGCGGCCTTCCAGGACTTCATAATCCGTGCCCAGCACATAGGTGATGGCCGCCGCATCATCTTTCACCACGATGGCGGCGCTGTCAGGAATGTAGTTCAGCAGCACCGGGCCAGATCCGGCCCAGATGTGGGATTCATCAGTGACCGGGCCGGCAGCAATAACCGCCGAGCTGCCATACATCATGCGCACCAGGTTAGCCTTGTTCAGCTGGCTGATTTCCAGGTCCAGCTCACCGCCTTCAATCAGCGAGACATGATCAAACGTGCCGCCGGCCAGGCTTTGCATGTCCATCAGCTTTTTGTCGCTGGTCTGCCAGCTGAACGTGGCTTTGGTGCAGTTACCCAGGGGCACCAGTGGGGCATTGACCAGGCCACGCTCCTGGGCATAGAACTGCGCGGCGCCAATATAGGTTTCGAGCTTTTGGCCCATGTCGTCTCCAAAAACAAAAACCCGGCACAAGGCCGGGCGTTAAAAAAAAACCGGCTTGCGCCGGTGTTTGGTGTTGCGGGTCAGTCGTCTTCAGTCGTCTTGGTACTGGCAGCGGAAATTCAGGCACACCAGCAGTTCGTCGGGGTCGATTCCCCCGTCAGGGGATTCCACCTGTTCGTACTCAATCGTGCCAAGAAACAGGTTAGACACCAGGACTTCACCGGTTTCCGGCTCACGCAGCCGATTACCGGCCAGCGCGGTTTTCACCGCCTGAATAACCGGGTCGGCGGCTTCTTCCGGCGGGATAACCTCGCCATCGCCAAAACCAGCCAGCGCCGGAACTTCCACCCGCAGCGTCAGCCAGCGGGCGCCGGCTTCTGCCGGGCTGCGCGGGGGGTCAAAGCGGGGGTCGTCGCGGTGGCGGGCAATCCGCACGCTGCCGGGCGCGCCGGCAGCGCTGGTGCGCATCACCTCCTGGAATACCTGCTCAATGCCGGCTTCGCGCAGCGCGGCGCGGGCGGCGCGCTGGATGCGCAGCGCTTTACTGGGTTTCACGGGGTTTCCTCCACCACTTTCAGCTTCATGCTGCCCACCCCATAGGGCATGGATGTTTCGGGGTCTTCCAGCATGTGCAAATCCTGCAAGCTGATGCGCTCCACCCGCCAACCAGGGCCAGCAAGGCCGGGTTGGTTTTCTGGGCTCATCAGGTCTTTGGTCAACGCCTGCCAAGCTTGGTCCACCTGATCTTCCAGCTTGGCGGCAATGCGCAACTGATACTCCAGCGTTTGCACGCCGGTTAGCCGGCGCACGCCGCGCTCGGGGCGACTGGCCACCAGCTGATAGACCAGCGCTGGCCAGCTGGCGTTGGTTTTTGGCACTTTGCCGGGGAAAACCGCCTTGCCAAACATGCCCACCAGCGCCGGGCGGGCTTTCAGCGACATCCATACCCGGCTGCCCAGGGTGTATTCGTCCACGGCAATGCTCCTATCGCATTCGACCGACGATGCCGGGCAGCAGGTCGCGCACACCCAGGGCGGTGGCGTCGATGGCGTCTTTCATCCGGCCCGTGAGAGCCGGGGCCATAAAAGGCTGGGCGGCGTGGTGCACAGTGCCGAACTCCTGAAACCGGGCATAAAACGTACTGGCCACCGGCTTACCCTTTTTGTTTGCCCCCAACAACCCCTTGCGGGATAGCCGGGGGATTTGCCCCGCGTCGCGCTTGCGCAGCGCCACGCTACCGCCCGCCCAGATATTCCAGCCCACCTGGGTAATGGGCAGGCGGCGGTCGTAATGCACGGTGATCGAGCGGCGCAGATTGCCGGTGTCCACGGGAGATTCCGCCTTGGCGGCATCGGCAATCAACCGCGCGCCGCGCCGCAGCGCCTGCCTGAGCACCCGCTTTTGCACGTTTTGCGGCAAGCCAGCCAGCAACTGGGTGATGCCGCCCAAGCCGCGAATTTCGGTGTGGATCATGGCGAGCCCCCTTCGAACGGATGTGGCGACACAGCCGACAACCAGCAGACTTTCAGCTGGCTGTCTTCTTTATGCGCGGCAACGGCCACCGCGTTGAACTGCTGCCGCTGGGCGCCAGCGGTAATCACTGCCACATCCCCCGGCTGGATGTCCAGGCCGGCGCGCACGGTCAGCGTGCCGGTCACTTCCGACAAATCAACGCCGGGGTCACGCACCTCAGTGGCCAGCAGCTTGTCGCGGCCAAAGTTGGCTTCCAGCTTTCCCCATCCCCAGCTGATGGTTTGCAGCTCGGCCAGCACCGCGCCCATTGGCGAGTGCGTGTCGATAGGGCGCCGCACTCGCACACGGTCTTTCAGCTGCGAAGCCAGCGCCCTGGGCTTCACTCGCTGACCTCGTGCAGCGCCAGGTCAGCCAGCGCGGCGTTCACCAGCGGGTAGCTGGCTTTCAGCTCACCGGCAGCCAGGATGGCGGCGCGGTTGTCCCACAGGTTTTTCAGCAGCACCAGCAGGGCGTTTTTCAGGCTCGCAGGCACGGCGGCGGCGTTGGCATACAGGCCGGCCGTGAATTCGATCACCACGTCAGAGGCGCGCGGCCAGCCGGTGGGCGCCGACAGGAAGCGGCCCTTGAACAGCACGTAATCCGCCGCCGCCATGGTGGCCGAGGCGCCAGCCGGCGTGCGGTAGGTGACCGACGCCACCGCCGATACATCAGCCGGCAGCGCCACGCGGGCGGTGTCTTGCGGGAAGGTGTCCAGGTAGCTCACGCAGGTGCACACCATCAGCCGGCGCTTGAGCTGGTCTTCCGCGTACTTGCGGGCAGCGACGATCAGCAGCGACAAATCCGGGTCGGTGTCGGCCGTGCCGACTTCCAGATAGGCTTTGGCCTCGGCCAGGGTCAGCGGCTCTTCAGTCGCTGGGGTTTTCACCTGCCATTCAATAGCAGCGGTGCTCACGATATAAGGCCTTCCAGTGGATGGGCAGCGCGTGCGGCTGCACCATGAATTCGGTGAAATCCACCGGCAGCGAGGCGGATGCCCCACTGCCCGGCAGCAGCGTGCTGCGCGCCTCGGTCAAGTCGGTGGCGCGCAGCAGGATGAAGCGGGCCAGGTCGGCCGGCACAGCGTCTGGCTGCCAGCCGGCGGTGAACTCAATCATCAGTTCACCATCAGCCGGCAGCCGGCCGGCGACATTGGCCGGCGCGGGCGAGGCAGGCAGCCACACGCCGGGTTGGCTATTGCCGCCCTGCATGCGCCACCCGGCCACCTCCACCCCGCCAAACTGCACCCGCTCAACCGAAAGCAGGTTGCCGCGCGGCGTGGGGACAAACTCGCCCCAGCGCCACCAGGCGCCAGACAAAGCCAGCCGCCAGCGCTCTGGCGCAATGCTGCGCCGAGTGCGGTTTTGCGCGTCGGCCGTGGCCGAAGCAATGCAGCCGAGGAGATAGGCCTCCTCGGCTGCGGCTTCTGGGTCGTCGGGGTCAAGCTGGGCCAGCCTGGCGTTTTGCCGGAGCTGGGCGACGGTGACCGGCAATTTGTCCCGGTCGTCGCCCAGCCGATCAAGGCGCGGCTCCAACGGGGCGCCGCGCATGGTTAGCCCCCGTCAGTGGGGGCGGGGTCGGCGCCAGGCTTGGCCGGCGGCGCCGACTTGCTTTGCTTGCCCGCGTTGGCTTCGGGGGTGACTTCGGTCAGCTTGTCATTCGCCGACAGCACATGCGTGGGCTTTTTGTCCGACTCCACCGCTTTTTTGCTGTTGAGCCAGTGCGCCGCGTAGTCTTCGCGGATGGCCACCACGGCGCCAGCCGGGAAGGTCGGGCACAGATAACCGGCGCAGCATTCTTCCTTGAATTCCAGTACCTTATACTGAAAATCAGGCGCTTTGACTTGGGTCATGGTCGCTCCTTACAGGCGAGCTTGCAGGGTCACGGCGTAGCTGCTGTACGAGGTGCCGCTTTCGTCGTTCGGCTGCGGCTTATGCCACAGCGGCTGGCCACCCACGCGCAAATCCAGGCCAAATTGCTGGATGTTTTCCAGGAAGTACATCGAGGCTTCATAGCGGAACTTCAGGCCGTTCTGGCTGCGGGTCAGCAGTGCATATTGCGTGAAGTCAATCAGCGAGATATCGCCTTCCTGGCCAATTTGCGAAGCCACCGGATGCACAATCACCGGGCGACCCAGCAGCGTGGTGTACGGCTTTTCATTCAGCGGCACAGGCGAATAAATCAGCTTACCGTCCGGGCCGGTCATGGTCAGCAGCTCGGTTTCGACATCCTGGGTGATCACCCACACCGCATTCATACGGCAAATGCCATTCAGCTTGGACCACATCTTCAGGATGTTTTTGTACAGCACCGTGCCAGCAGCCTGGCCAACTTCTTTCGGCACGATGATGCGCCCGGCGTTATCTGCCGGCACAGAGGGGTCGCCAGCCAGGATGCCGCGCGGGCGTTTCACGCCAGAACCGCGCATGATCGCACTGGTCAGCGCCCAATCCACCGCGCGGCCCAGCCCACGCTGGACGTAGTCGCCAATATTCGGCGAATCTTCCAGCATTTCAGAGGTAATCGGCACGATGCCCGTCACGCATTCGAGCTTCAGCTCGCGCTCTTCCAGCACAGGCTTGGTCTGGGTGCCGGTCTCACCTTCGCCGCGCCAGCTGGCCTTGATGCCGCCAGGTGCGTATACCGCGTTCGGGTCGAACGGAATGGTCAGTTGCCGGCCAGTGGTGCGATAGGGGGCGCAGCGCCCCGCAAAAGCTTCCGGGGCGAAGACGATTTCCATGATCCCGTCTTGAAAAGCCGGGGGGATGACGAAACCGCCATCAGCACCATTCAGGCCAGAGGCATACGCGCCAGGCGCAGCATTGGCGCGGCGCAGGCGCGCATCAGGCTGACCAGAACCGCCCTTGCCAGATGCATTCACCAGTGCGCGCGTGAATTCGTTGAAATCGGCAAAATCATGCTGCTCGGTACGCGCCTTGGTGTTGGCAGGGGTAGCCGGCGGGCGTTGGCTTCCAGCATTGGTGGGCGTGCCTTCGGGCTGGCTGAGGCGGCCGGCTGGCGAGCCAGTATTGACCAAATCCACCGAGTCCAAGCCAGATTTCAGCAGTTCTTGCTGCTTAGCCAGCGCGTTGACTTCGTTTTTCAGCTCTTCAATCTTGGCGGCATCTTCCGGAGAAATCACACGGGCAGTCGCGCAGTTTTGCATGATCGCAGACAGGCTGTTACTGGCTTGGGCAGCGCGTTCTTGCAGGTCAGCCAGCAAATCCAGCGGGCTGACTGCATTGTTCCGGGCCGAGATGCCCTGAGCCTTCATGATGGCGACCTGCGCCAGCGCCGCAGCGACACACACGCGGCCGGGGAAGGTTTGAGTTTTGACTTGCATGGGCAAAAGCTCCATAAAAAAACCCGCCAGAGGCGGGTTGGGTTTGCGTGGTGTGTTGCGGTTACTGGGGCAGCATGCCCGCCGCAGCGGCGCGGCTGGCCAGGTAGGCATTGTGGCCACGAATGGCCGACAGGTTTTTCTTCAGTTCTTCCATGTCAGCCATGGAAAACGGCTTGGGATCGGCGCCGGCAGAGTTGGCCTTGTTCACCATGCTGGGGTAGTGCTTGAAGCCCAGCGCCGCCAGGGTTTCCGGACGGGCTTGCAGATTCACCGCTTTGACCTTGGTCACTTCGGTGCAAAAACCACGCTCAAGCGCGGTGTTGCCGTCCATATAGGTTTCGTCAGCCATCCACTTGCGGATGTCGTCAGCCGATTGCTTGGTGCGCGCCACGTAAATCTGGATGATGTTTTCCTCCAGATTTTCGATGGCGCGGCCGGCATTCACGATTTCGGTGGCGTTACCCCAGATGCCGCCTTGCACGCGATGAATCATGATTTCGCTGAATTCCGGCATGGTGATGGTGTCGCCCAGCATGGCCAACCAGGAAGCGCAGCTGCCGGCAAAGCCCAGGATGTTGACGTGGATCGGCACGTTAAGCCGATTCAGCAGGTCGTAAACGCCCATTGCTTCGTACACATCGCCGCCCGGAGACTGGATATTCATGTTTACGCTGGTAAAACCGCTGCCGGCGGCATCAATGGCGGCTTTCACGGTCGCGGTATTGATGTAATCCACGTAGTCCCAGATATACCCAAACAGATCCAGCTCCAGCGCGCTATTGGCCTTGCCATCGCGCCCAGTGGTCAATTTGGCCGCCACGTTGGTGCGCATATCGGTAGGCGGCGCCAGCGCAAAGTTAAGCGGGCCCGCAGCATTCAGCGCGGGCCCACAACCGATAGGCCGGTTGGTTTTCATGTCACTTCCTCTTCGCGGTAGATTTCGCGGCCGCCATGGCCGCTTCCAGTGTTTGCATATTCATCGGGATGACGCGGAGATTTCCGCCGCGCTCTGCGCCGATTTTTGGTAAGTCTTCCAGCTCGGCAATTTCATCCGGGCTGATCGCGCCCACGGCGTGCAGCGCCTTGTAAAGCTGCGCGCGGCCGGCCGCGTCGGAGCGCAGCAGGGCGTTGGTGTTCATCTTGCTGTACGCGCCCATCGCCTTATGGCTGCGGCGGAACAGCTTTTCGTCGGCTTCCTGCTCCAGCCGGAGCACCCAGGGCATGATGCAATCGGTAAGGGCTTCCCGCGCCTGGCTTTCGATGTTGCTGAACGTGGCGCGATCCAGCAGCGCCACCTTGTGGGGCGGCAGGCCAAACCAGCGGCAAATTTCTTCTGCCTGGAACTTGCGGCTTTCCAGCAGCTGCAAGTCGTTGGGGTTGAGGCGCAGGGCCTCAAAATCCACGCCGTCTTCCAGCAACAGCGGTTTATGCGCCGCGCTGGGCTGGGTTCGCTCGTCCAGGTCATCTTTCAGCCGCCGATAGGCGTCATCGCTGAGAGACTTGGGGTGTTTGAACACCAAATTCAGGCGCGGGTTATTACGCATCGCCGATTCGGCCATGCCTTCCGACGCCAGCGAGATGCCCAGGCTTCGCCGCGCCATCTCCAGCACGCTCCAGCCTTCCACCTCATTGCCCAGGCCGCGCAGGTGGAACATGTCGGCATCGGGAATCCAGACATCGCCCCCGGCATCGTTGCTCACCCGCCAGCCCAGCGCGCCGCTTTCATCGCGCTGCGGGCTGACGCGCCCAGGCTCAATGAAGCAAAGCTCCGTTGCATCGCCCTGGTAATTCCGGACGATTTCGGCGTAGGCGTTGCCATGCAACAGCGCACGCGAGAGCATCAGCTCCCGGAAAGTAAAAGACCCCACCTCGGGGTGGGGTCTTTTGTGGAGTAGGCGGTCTACTGGGCTTTGCAGCAGCCTTACCCTGTTGCCTGACACGGGATCCGTGTAATAAGCCTGCCATGGCAACTGCGCAGTCAAGCTGCTGATCAGCCGCACGCAGGCGTAGACGGTGGACAGGTTGTAGGCGGTGTTTTCAGTTACCCACTCGCCGGCGCTGCGCATGCCCCACCAGCCGCCGCCGCGCCCAAGCAAGCGGCGCGGGTCGCTCAGGCGCTGACCGATGCTGCGCACGGCATTGGTCGCGCGCTGCCAAAAGTTCATGTCAACCTTTCATCGTAGACCCCGGCTCTCATACACCGAGCGGTCATCCTTGTGGGCAAGCGCCCGGCCCACGGCCATGATGGTGGCCACCATGGGATCGATGCGGCCTGCGCTACTTTTCTTATCCGGCTTGATGTTTTCAGCCGGGTCCATGCGGATGGCGACGTTGCCCGCGCACCAGCGCAGCAGGCGGTGACCGCCATGGCGGAATCGCCGAAGGCAGATCAGCCGCTCCAGTTCCTTGGCGCCGGCCGACATGCTCAAAAAGCCCTGGCGGAACTGCACCATGTTCATGCCGGCTTCCAGCAGGTCGCTAACCGTGGAGTTGGCGTTGTAGGGGTCGAAGCCGATCTCCACCACGTCGAACTCTGCGCAGGCCTGCTTGATCGCCTCGACGACTGGGCCATATTCCATGGCCTCGCCATCTACTACTCTCAGCAGCCCGCTTTTCACCCAGCCGGGGTAATCCGCCCCAGCTTCATTGCTGGCTTCGCGCAGCTTGCCTTCGGGAATCCACGCCCATATCAGCACGTACCAGTCGCCACTCTCGTCACCCTCTTCCGGCGGAAAAACCAGGGAGAAGGCGGTCAGGTCGCGGGTGCTGGCCAAGTCAAGTCCGCCAAAGCAGCGGCGGCCCAGCAGTTGGGCGCGGTCAAACTTTTTCTTGTTGCGCGGGGCATCCCAGACGGCGATGTCCAGCCAGGTGAAGGCATCCCCGGACAGGATGCACATCTCCTTGGCTTTGAAGCTGGCCAGCGCGGTGCGCATGCCCTTGGCCTTGGCGGCTTCGCCGCGCAGGTAGGCCAGGTTTTTCACCGTGCCCAGGCCGGGGTTTGCCTTGATCCATACCCGCTCGTCGAATGGGTCATCATCCGGGTCAAGTGTGTAGATCACGGCAAAAAAGCGATCGTCTTTCACGTCGCCATTGAGCACGCCCACCGCGTAGTTGCGCACATCGACATACACCCCTTCGACGTAAAAGCCGGAGGTGGTGATGGCGTTCAGCAATGGCTGGTCACGCGCGCCCATGGCGGACTGCATCACATCCCACACCTCGCGGGTTTTGTGGGCGTGCAGCTCGTCAATCAACGCGGCAGACGGGTTAAGGCCGTCCAGGCTTTCGGCATTGGCCGGGAGAGGCTTGTACCAGCCCTCCAGCGGCAGGAAGCTCATCGCCTCCTGGTTTTTGCCTTCCCATACCCGGAAAACCTTGCCCATCTTCTGGCTGTGCCGTATCCAGCGCTTGACGTTGGAAAAAGCCGGATTAAACACCGCCATGGCTTGGTCGCGCGTGGTGGCGATGGTGTACACCTCGGCGCCTTGCTCGCCATCCATCGTCAGCAGATAGGCGCCGAGCGGCCCCCACCAGGTGGACTTGCCGTTCTTGCGCGCCATTTCTTCAAAGGCGGTGCGAAAGCGGCGAAAGCCGGTGTCAGCTTCCAGCCAGCCAAAAATGACGGCGGTCCAGAACTTCTGGAACGGCTCCAGCAGCAGCGGCTGCTTGGCTTTTGGCCCCTTGATGTGCTGAAACATCTTCTGCACATAGTCGATAGGCCGCTGCGCAGCGCCCGGCGAAAAAACAAAACCGCGCTTGTGCGCGGTTTGCAGGTCTTTGTAGTGCCGCTCGACGGCCTTCATGGTCAGCTGACAAACGGTGATTTCACCGCGCAGCACCGGGAGGCCATATTCAACATCCCAGTGCCGCCACTCGCTTTCTGGTGGAATCAGCTTTTTGCGCGAGGCCGGCATTTTGCGAGCCCGGCGCGCGCTCATTGCAAGGTCTTGCCGGGTTCGCCGCCAACTGAGTATTGCGCGGCAGGGTTCTGGGCAAAGTCAGCGAACATGTCGAACAGGTCATCCGTCGGCGCGACGGACGGCGCTTTGCTTTCGACCAGGGTCAGAGACGGGATGGTCAGCGCGGCTTCGGGCAGCACGCGCAGCAAATCCTGACGGGCCCGGCGCGCTTCAGTGCCAGCCGGGTGGTGATAGGCGTTGCCATTGCTGGTGAAGAACACCGTGCTACCGTTGTTTTGCTCAACCACCCGCGCCCAGTCTTGTTCTAACCTCTGCCAGTTGCACCACATTTTGCAGACCATCACCAACGGCATGCCCGCCGTGATGTGCTTGACGCCTGCTTGCCGCAGTGCGCCGGTCAGGTATTGCCATGCCCGGCGCTCTTGCGTGCTGAGATTGGCGCCAGGGGGAATTTCAGGAGATTGCACGCCAGACGCGCCCGCCGAGGCAGTAGCGCTGACGCCCACCTCTTCAAGCGGGTCTGTCACGGTTTATCCTTTTTCCTGAAAACGGCCAAAGCCAC